CGATCAGAACCTGCTGGCCGAGGGCTACGATCTGCAATCAGCCGTGATCGTGGCGCTGGGCACCGACGCCCTTGCACCACCCGACGAGCAACTGCCCGATCCAGACGCGACCGACCGGCGCGGATGGTGGGGCGACATCGATGCAGATGAAATCTGGGGCGGCTGGGATGTGGGCTGCCTGTTGTGGCTGTTGCAGCGCGCCAAGATCACCGGGCCTCTGGCAGAAGCGGGCTCCACCGTGTCGCGCGCCGATGGCTGGACCCGTGACGCCATGCGGCCATTCATCGAGCGCCGTATCGCGTCGCGCATCGACGTCGAGGCAGATCGTGTTGCCATCGACCGCATCGATGTTGGGGTGATCATCTATCGCGGACCAGAGCCTGCCATCGAGCTTCGCTACAGCGAACTCTGGGATGAGTTGGGGAGTGCATAGCAATGCCGTGGATCACACCAACGCTGAAGGACACCCGCCGTCTCACGCGCGACTATGTGCTGTCGCAGCTTGGCGCGCGCGCCATGATCCCGAACTCGGTGCTGCGCATCATGTCGGATGCAATGGCGGGGCTCACGCATCTTGCGCTGCTCTACCTCGACTGGCTGGCCAAGCAGTTGATGCCCGACACCGCCGAGCGCGAATGGCTGGACCGGCACGGCACCATCTGGCTGACCAACGCAGACGGATCGAAGGGCCGCAAGGCGGCGACCTTTGCCGAGGGCACCATGCGGTACGAGGGGCTGACCGGCATCGTGATCCCGGTTGGCACCATCTTGCAGGGCGCGAATACGGTGCAATATCAGACCGTTACCGAGGGCATGATCGGGGCTGACTTGTTCGGCACGTCGGATGCGGTGGCGCTGACGGCGGGCGCGGTCGGCAACCTGCTGGACGGCGATCAACTCACGCTCGCCCCGCCGATCACCGGCATCACCACCGTCACGCTGCTGGGGGATATGACCGGCGGCGTCGACACCGAGACGGACGACCAGCTTCGCGAGCGCATCCTGTTCCGCATTCAGAACCCGCCGATGGGCGGATCGCAGGCGGACTATGTGCGCTGGGCGATGGCGGTGCCGGGCGTCACGCGCGCGTGGGCAGCGCCCGAACTTGGGCCGGGCACCATGACGGTGCGCTTCCTGATGGATGACATCTATCCTGACAATCACGGCATGCCGCAGGAAAGCGACATTGTGGAGGTCTACGACTACGTCAACTCCAAGCGGCCGGTGACGGTCTACGACTGTTTCGTGTTCGCACCGATCCTGTACTTCTACGACATCACCATCAAGGACTTGGTCAACGACGATGAGAGCGTGCGCGCTCGCATCGAAGAGGCGATCAAGGACATCGAGCGCAAGCGCAGCAAGCCCGGCCAGACTTGGTATCGCTCGTGGGTCGAGGAAGCGATCATCAATGCGGTGGGCGAGGAAAGCCACGAACTGATCTTCACGACAGTCGACATGCCTGGATCGGCATACATGCCATGTTTGGGAACGGTGCTCTATGTCCCCGGACCCTGATCGTCACATCACCAGAACCGGCGACGATTATGCCGAGGCCATGCAGGCGTTGCTGCCGCTTGGGCAGGCGTGGCCGCGACAGCACGATAGTGTGCTGATGAAGGTGGTGCGCGGGCTCACGCGCATCTGGGGCGACTTTGAGTTGAGTGCATCGCTGCTGTTGGAGCGCGAGAGTGATCCGCGCATCACGCTGCCGCCCGATCCACCGCAGTCCGGGCTGCTGCCGGATTGGGAGCGCAACTGGGGCCTGCCCGATCAGTGCTATGCGACACCGCAGTTGGTCGACTTGCGGCAGCAGGCGCTGGTCGCGCGCATGACCATTGAGGGTGCGCAGTCCCGCGAGTTCTTCATCAAGATCGCAAAGGACATCGGCTACACCATCACGATCAGCGAGTACCGCCCGTTCTTCATTGCAATGGACGGATGCGGTGACTGTCGCGTTGAGGGCGTCGGTGCCACCAGCGACGAGCCGATGCGCAATGAGTGGCATCAGGTCATCATGGATGCGAACGGCGACGCGCCTGTAGCGAACGGCGAGTTGTCGGGCTGGCCAAACTACGGAATAGGCGGCGTGCCCTATGTGGACGGCATGCCTGCTGATCCGGCAGAGGCGAACGGCCCGACCACCCGCTACTACTGGACCGTCCACGTGCACGAGGCGGGCCTGCAATGGTTTCGCTGCGCGTCCGGGCGCTGCGGTGTCAATCCGCATCTGACCATCGACTTCGCGGAAGACCTCGAATGCCTGCTCAACCGCTGGAAGCCAGCGCACACGCAAATCATCTTCGACTATTCCAATCTGGAGACGGGCGGCGAAATGGCCGGGACACCGTAAGGGGAGAACAACAATGAAATACGCACAACCATACGGCGTCGTTGACGCGAACGCCTCCTACACCAACGGCAACCCGCAGACCGGCTCGATGGGCTCGATCCCGCCTGCGGCGAGCATCGAGCATCCGCAGCGCGAGATCGTGAACCACATCACCAACACCGGGGGCACCGGATTGGTGCCATCGGCAACCGACCTGCACCAGTTATCGAAGGCCATTCAGGCGGGCGGCGTGAACTATGCCGACGACACCGGCGGCGTGAATACTGTGGTGGTGGCGCTCAATCCTGCGCCGCCTGCGCTGCGCAGGGGCCTGCACGTCTACAGCGTGATCAAGAACACCAACACTGGTGGAGCGACGCTGAAGGTCAACGGGCTTGCTGCTATGCCGATTTTCCATCTCGACGGCACGGCACTGACGGCGGGTGAGATGAAGAAGAACACACTTGGGCTGTTCTGCTATGACGGCAACAGTTGGCAATGGATGTCCGCGCCGTTCGTCCCGGAAACTGTCGGCGTGCTGCAAGACGATGCGAACTGGTTTGTAGACGATGCGACCGGCGATGACAGCGATGACGGACTTACGGCCGCCACGGCGTTTCGCACCATAGGCCGCGCCATTGATGAGATCGCGCGGGTTAACTTGAACGATCACAACGTCACGGTCACTGTCGCGCCCGGCGAGTACACCGAGAGCGTTACCTTGCCTCCGCTTAGCGGCAATGGCCGCGCGTACATCAACGGCAGCCCGTCCAATCCGGGCCTTACCGTCATCCACCCGTCCAGCGGCTTCTGCATCCACTGGGCTGATCTGTTCGGCGTCGAGGGATGGTTCATCGACGGCTTCAAGGTGACATCCACAAACGATGGCACTTATCTCGGTCAGGGGATTTTGGGCGGCAACGGTTCGGTGTCGCTGTCGAACATGGAGTTTGGTCCCTGTAACTACGCGCACGTCGTTTGTGGTGGTGGCTGCCGCCTCACGTTGGGTGGTCCGACAACGAAATGGAAGATCAGCGGCGGCGCGCAGCATCACATGATCTTTGGTGGAGCCTCGCTAATCAACCTGAAACCGCAAATGGAAATAACCAACGCTCCGAATTTTAGTCAGGCATTCATCTGGCTCAACAATCTGTCCATCGGCAGTTTCCAGTTTACGTCGATCACACCCGGAGCGGCGAACAGCGGGCACACCGTCACCGGAAAGAAGTTCAAGGTGGACAGCAACTCGATCATGACGGTTGGCGCAGGACTTGATTATCTGCCCGGCTCGATTGCGGGAACGACCAACACCGGAGGGCAATACATATGACGTTCGATCCACACAATCACTACTGGGCTATCGGCGGTTCGGCCACCGAGGTCTACGCCAGCAACAGGAACATCATGGTCCCGGTTGCTGATCCGGCCTATCAAGCATGGCTGGCTGAATTTGCGCAGGACGGATTGCAGACGCCGATCAACTCGCCAACGCAGATTGCTGACCTCGAAACACTGCGTGCGGTGATTGCTCCGATCAACATCCTGCCCGAATGGCTCATCGTCACGAAGCCGACCTTCATTCAGCCTGCCGAGGGTACCTACACCAAGGAGCAGTTGATCGAATACTCTGCTGACCGGCGCTGGCGCGAGGAACTGACCGGCATCAACGTCGGCGGTTATGACGTCAAGACCGAGCGCGTGGATCAGGCGTTGACCGCGACGGCAGCCGGTGCTGCCAAGGAGAACCTGACAGGCAACTACGATTACAAGATCGCAGACGGCACCTTCGTGGTGCTGACCGGGGCGCAACTGGTCAGTACGTCGGTGGCGATCAGCAATCACGTGCAAGCCTGCTTCACGGTCGAGAAGACCACGCACGATGCGATCACGGCTGGCATCGTCACGACGCTGGAGCAGGTTGATGCGGCCTATGATCCGCTGGCACAGCGCGACGGACGCAAGGAATTTGCAACGCTGCGGACGTGGCGCAGGCCGCGCGGCTGAGGGGGCGACATGGCGACCGTCAATATCACTGTGGACAACGACCACGACTTCTATCGCGTGTTCCAGTACACGACGGTCAGCAACGTGCCGATCAACATTACTGGCGCAACAATGGTGATGATGCTGCGGCGTCACGCCAAGGACGAAGCGGCGCAACTGAAGCTGACAACGGCGACCGGGGAGATCGTGCTGACCGATCCGGTCAACGGCAAGTTCTCGGTGCGCATCGTGCAGGATACACTGGAGCGGCTGGGCACTGGTGATTTCGATCATAGCCTCGTGATGACGCTCACCGGATCGAAGCGTGGCGTCTGGTCCGGCGTGTTCACCAACAATCCGGGGGCCTCGCGATGAGCACTGTTGTCGAGGTCGCACGCGAAGATGAAGTCGTGATCGTGCAGGCGGACGAGGATGAAGTCCTTGTCATCCTTGCGCCACCCGATCTGGAAATCATCCAGACGCTCGATGCAGGTCCGCCCGGTCCAGAAGGTCCGCCCGGTCCGACTGGTCCCGGCGGCACGCCCGGTGCGCCCGGCCCTGCTGGCCCGGCTGGCCCGGCTGGGGCGTCCTACATCCACCCGAACCACTCAGGCGACGTGACGTCGGTTGCCGATGGTGCGCAGACCATCGCACCGAATGCCGTGAGCAACGTCAAGCTCGCGGACATGGTCACGCAGACCATGAAGGGACGGAGCAGCGGCGGCACCGGCGATCCTGAAGACCTGACGGCGACGCAGGTGCGGACGCTGATCAACGTGGCGAGCGGGGCAAACAACTACATCCACCCGAACCACAGCGGCGACGTGACGTCGGTGGCCGATGGCGCGCAGACAATTGCAGCGAATGCGGTGAGCAACACCAAGGCCGCCGACATGCCTGCCAACACCATGAAGGGCAACAACACCGGCGGGGCGGCCGATCCGAAGGACCTGAGTGTTGCCGAGGTGCAGACGCTGCTGGGCATCACTGGCGGCAGCGGCGGCGGTGCAGTCGACAGCGTGTTCGGCCGCGTTGGCGTCGTCGTCGCTCTGACCGGCGATTACACCATTGCGCAGATCAGTGGAGCCGGGGCGCTGGCACCGTTGAGTGTCGTCGATAACGCGCACCTTGCCGATATGGCATCGCAGACTATGAAGGGGCGGACCAGCGGCGGGATTGGCGACCCGGAAGACCTGACGGCAGCGCAGGCGGCGACGCTGATCAATGCCGTCACCAAGACGGGCGACCACACAATGGCGGGCAACCTGACGTTGCCTGTTCTTTATTCCAGCACCGTTTACTTCGGAGGATTGCCAAACTACGCCACCGAAGGGTCGATCATTCTCAGTAGCGCGGCAGCCAGCGCGTTCGTTCAGGTGCAGAAGAACGTCTCGACCGGCTTCTCCGCATTCCTCCGGGGGATGACCAGCGGCAAGACCCGCTGGATATTGAACTTGGCCGACAGCACCACAGAGAGCGGCACCAACAATTCTATTGGCTCGAACTTTGCCATTCAGGCGGCCGACGATGCTGGCGTCAAGTTTCTGGTGATGTACGCCTATCGTGAAACCGGCAACGTGGTGTTCTACAACGACGTCACGGCAGGCAACAACCTGATCGGCGCAGGCGTCAACGCCGGATTGCGGGCGTCACCAGTCTTGGGCCGGTTAGCTCTCTCGGCAAGATCGGCTATTCGGCCGGTTTGAACATCGCTCAGAGCACCAGCAAGTCGACAGCCGTGACCTGCAATGCGCTGACCGGCTGGATCACGATGCACAACGAGAGTTTGGCTGCCAACACCACCGTCACCTTCCAGCTTAACAACAACAAGATCACCGGCGCGCTCGATCACGTCATCTTCTACCACAAGGCGACGGGTGCCTTCGGCTCATACAATATCGCAGCCAGATCGACGACGGTGGGGACAGCGCTGGTTTCGGTTCGCAATGTAACCGCAGGCGCATTGGGCGAGGCCATCACGCTCGCCTTCTATATCCTGCAAGGCGCGAACAGCGGTGCGATACTGATGGACGAGATCGCGGATCGCGAACAGCCGTCGCACGACGACAAGATGCGGGCGCTGCTGCCGCCCGAAGCGTTCATGCTGCCGCCCGATGTTCCTCCGGTCATGGAACAGCGATGAGATGGATGCCGTCAAATCATGGTTCCACCAGAACCAAGCGCTGGTCTACTTCCTGATCGCGCAGGCGACGGCAATCCTGTTCGCGGTCGGCAGCATCATCGCTTATTCGGCACAGTTGGAAACCCGCGTGCACACGATGGAGATACGCGGCTCGCCGCACCTTGCGGTGATCGATAATCGGATTGCCGTGCTGGAGGCGCAGATCAAAGAGAACGCCGCCCGCATCGACCGGGTCGTTGAGGTGATGACGCGCGAGTTGAACAAGCCAAGACAATAGGAGCGGAGCATGTACGACAGCATCGTTATTTCGTCCGGCCACGGAAAGTATGTGCGTGGTGCGTCCGGCGTGCTTGATGAGGTCAACGAGGCCCGCAAGGTGGTCGAGCGGCTGGCTGACGAGTTGCGTGCGCGCAATGTCGCGGTCAAAACCTTCCACGACAACACCTCGCACTCGCAGAACGAAAACCTCAACACCATCGTGAACTACCACAACGCGCAAACCCGCGACCTCGACATTTCGGTGCACTTCAATGCCTACGTCGAGACGTCGAACCCGATGGGCAGCGAGGTCCTGTACGTCACGCAGCAGGGGCTGGCTGATGAACTGAGCGCCGCCATCGCATCGGTCGGCTTCATCGACCGCGGACCGAAAGAGCGTAACGACCTGTTCTTCCTCAACAACACCGAGATGCCAGCGGTGCTGATCGAGACATGCTTCGTGGACAGCGATGCCGATGCCGACATCTACCGGGAGAACTTTGACGCGATCTGCATCAGCATTGCAGAAGCACTGGCAGGCAACGGCAGCGAGGCGCGACCGCCGTGGGTTCCGACGCGCCCGCCAATCGAGCCGCCCAGCACGGAAGGTCCTTGGTCGGTGGTTGGCAAGGTCTCGCACTTCGGTGGACCGGAGGACATGGGCGTGTCGTCCAGCGAGGGGCTGGCCTTCATCTACGAAATTGAAGATGCGCCGCATCTGTTCCTGCCATACCAACCGGCTGGCACCACAGGGCTTGCGCGCAGGCTCAATCCATTCGTGCACTATCTGGCTGTGCGATGGAATTACAATGCGGTGCCGAAGGTCGACCTATTAAACGATGTTGCACTGGTCACGGCAAAAAAGACCGGGATTTCATTGACGGCGATCCCGGCTGACTGGGGACCAAACGAAAGCACCGGCCGTGTGGCTGATCTGTCGCCATCGCTGATGCAGGACTTGGGCATCGAGACAGATGACGAGTGCGTCATTGTTTATCCGTATCGGAAAGGATGAAGCCCCTGCTGCTTTTCAAAGCAACAAGGGCTTCTTTTGGCCTGCCGTGACCGGCCGGGCCTAGGAATGCCATGCCTCGCCACAACTCGCCTCGCCTCGCCGTGCCAAGCCGCAGCGATAACTCGAACGATAGGAGGAAGCAATGATCGAAAGTCTGATCTATCTCGTCATCTACATCGTCGTGATTGGGTTGGTGTTCTGGCTGCTCAACTATCTGGTTGAGCAGGTGCCGTTGCAGGACCCATTCAAGCGAGTTGCCAAGATCGCGCTGATGGTGCTGTCGGTGCTGGTCATCATCATATTGTTGCTGAACTTCGCTGGCGTGCTCACTGGAGGCATGCCCCGCATGGGCCGATGATTATGGGGCTGGAACCCTAAAAACCGGGTTCCAGCCGGTGGCGGGGCTGGCCTGTGGAGCCTTTGGCGGGGAGGGGGCTACTAGGGTAGCGGGGGGCCCCGGAAAACGCACTGACGGGCTCCGCTGGCCGCCGTGGCGGGTCGGGAAACGGTGGTTTGGGGGCCAAATAGCCGATTTAGGCCCGGATGGCGTGTCTGGTCCTTTAGGCTAAGCAGAAGTCAAGGCTCGTCGTCTTAGTCGAGATAGAACGACTGGCCGCACAGATCGCAGCGCCACCGCTCACCGTCGTACCCCTCGTAGGTGCATTTGATATGCGGGCACGAGGTTGGCATTGTCGCCGTCATGCACGTTGTGGGTCGCTTGCTGGGGTCGCCTTCAACATCGGCCATGCTCGCCTCCTTATGCAGAAGGCTGCGCGGTACGGCAGCCGCAGTGATAGGTTCGGAGGTCCATGAAGCCGACGTGCATCCGCAGTTCGACATTCTCCAGTTTGCAGATGTCGCACGTCCCCACGCGCGGCTTGCCTGTTAGCAATTCGCGCCATACTGGCGAGCGTTCAGCGAGGACGTCGGCGGGAGTTCTGGTCATGGCTTAACGTCCTTCCCCACATTCGATCCCGCAGAACTAATGCCGCTCTGATTTCGGAACGGGGCTCGGGAAGTCAGCCTCGCGAACGCCGTCCGCGAAGTGTGTCTCCGGGCTCCCGCATTTGGGGCAGTCAACAATGCCGCCGACGTGCTTGGATAGCTTCATGCGCCCGATTTCGCCGCGCCAGCCGCAGACCAAGCACACCACCAAGCGCTCCAATTCATCCGCCATCGTCACATCCCTCCCTATTTCCTGCACCGCCAGCTTCGGCCGGTGACAACCTTACGCAACCCGTGGCGAGCGCAGACATCACCGCCCCGGCGCTCGCGTCGGGCAGCCCGTGTCTCGCGCCGCCGTTCCTCGCGGGTCTGCCGCTTCGGTTCGGCTTGCGGCGGCGGCGCAACACGCTCGGGCGGTGGCCGTTCAACTGGAATGACGCGCGCGGGCTCAGGCTCGATCACCGGCGGCGGCTTCGGTGCCGTGATCGGAATGGTGCGGATCACCTTCGCCTCGCCTGTCCCCTTCATGGTGGGCCACTGATCGTTGAACGTCGCTGGCGGCTGCTCGCGCCGCATCGCGAACACGAACGGCGAGAGCGCCGCCACCGCGAACAGCGCGACAAGGATCAGCCGGACGTACATCAGTGCACGCGCGGCGCATTGAAGGCGGTCTCATCCCAATAGGCGCGGATCGCAACCGTAACCCGCAACCATCCGGCGCGGGCTTCGGGGTCCATCGCGGCCAGCGCATCGTGTGCTGACAGGCCGGGCGGCCGCGTGAAGCCCCACATGGCTTCCACCATCCGGCAGATCAATTCAGCTTCGTCGATGACAATGACGTGGGTGGCGGCCATCAGGCACCGTTACGGGCAGTAAGCCCTTGCGTAGCATCCGCGATCTGTTTGGCGATAAGACGACCGGCGGTCATCGCCTGCTGTGCAATCGCCATATGGGTACGCACGACCTCGCGCACATGGACCTGCGAGTTCAGGATCGACTGCTCAAGTTCTTCGATCTGATCCTTCAGGTCCTTCAACTGCTTGAGCGTCAGCGAGGCGGCTTCATCGAGGATCGCCAGCGACTTGTCTGCGATCATATCACCGGGGGTCTTGTCCGGGGCAGGCATCGAGGGGGAAATCTCGTGCGACGGGTCGCGCTGTATGCGCGGGTCCTCATCGAGGATGCGGCGCAGGCGTGGGGCGAAATCGGCGTCAGTCATTTTTGCTCCTGTTGATAGCGTGCGTAGTATTCGAGGCAGAGTGCGAACGGGTC